CAACAAAAACAGATTATATAGTTATAGCTCCTGAATCAACAACAGGTTGTAAAGAATGGCCATATGATAGTTGGGTAGCATTATCTAAAATGTTACGTGAATTAGGTTACACTGTAGTTACCCTTACAATTAAACCCTATAATATAAAAGGTAATTTAAATATTCATGGAAAAACATTAAATGAATCTATGGACATTTTACATAACTCAAAACTTTTAGTAGGATTAAGTTCAGGTTTATCTTGGATAAATTGGGCTTTAGGAAAACAAACCGTAATGATAAGTGGTTTTTCTCAAAAAGATCATGAATTTTTAAGTAATAATGTAAGAATTCAAAATGAATATGCTTGTAATTCTTGTTGGGGTAATCCAAACTTTACATTTGATGCGGGTGATTGGGATTGGTGTCCTATTTGGAAAGGAACAGATAAGCAACACATTTGTGAAAAATCTATATCTCCTTTAACGGTATTTAATTCTCTACCAAACATTTAAATTTAATAGCATTTTATAGATTCTTTTTCATATTTATTACTAGAAACAATCTAATAAAATGGCAGAAGTACTATTATCTCCGGGTGTATCATTGAGAGAAAACGACACCTCTCAAATAACTTCAGGCCCTATTACAGCAGGATTAGCTTTAATAGGCCCTACTGTTAAAGGTCGTGTTAATATTCCAACTCTTGTAACAACTTACAGCGATTTCCAAAGTAAATTTGGAGATTTATTTGAAAGCGCATCAGCTAACTATGAATTTTTAACTTCTATAGCTGCTTACAATTACTTCCAACAAGGTGGTGAAAGTATTTTAGTAACCCGAGTTACCTCTGGTTCATATACTTCAGCTACTTCTAGTATAGGTAACCAAGTTCCAGCAACAAATGGAGCTTACGCTAGTTGCAGCTTTACATTAAATACTTATCAAGATTTAACTGTTGTTCCTTCAAATGAAGTAACTCCAAACTTCCAAACTAACTTTATATTTGGAAATTCTTGGTATAAATTTATAGCTGTAAACACTTCAGGAAGTGGTACTATTCCTCAAGATGATGCTGATGGATTAGTTTATTTCTATGCTTGGAATAGCGGATCAGATAGTAGAGCTACATTAAACCAAAATCTTCAAACTAAAATGAATACTGTTTTAGGTTCGAGCGGTGCTGGTTTATTTACAGTTAACTATAATTCTGGTAATAACACTATTGCATTAACTGCTTCTCTTCAAGGAGTTGCTTATAACGGATCTTATATTACATTAGATGATCCTGTTCCTTACTATGATGCTAATTATGCTCTTATTGGATATGTAACAAGTGGTACTGGATTATTAGGAACTACAGCAAATGGTGCTAATGGAAACCCAGGATATGCATTTACTTTAGAAACTATTTCTGAAGGAGTTATTATGAATAATAACCAAGGACTTCAGTCAAATGGTTCATTAATAAGTGGTAGTGCAGATAACGTAAGATGGCAAGTTGTTAGCCCTGATACAGCTAGTGGTACGTTTACATTGTTAATTCGTCAAGGTGATGATACAACAACAAATCCTAACGTATTAGAAAGCTTTACTAATGTAAGTTTAGATCCTAATCAAGCTAACTACATTGAAGCAGTAGTAGGTAATTACAGCCAAACCGTAGCTTATGATAGCTCAACAGGTCAATACTATATTCAAGGTAGTGGATCATATGCTAATGCTTCTCGCTATGTACGAGTAAAAGAAGTATTAACACCAACTTATAATTATTTCAACAACAACGGTATTGCAAAAACTCAATACTACAATTCAATTCCAACAACTGGATCAGGTAGTTTTGGTGGTGCTTTTGGAAACGATTTAGATTACACAACTAACTTATATCAAAACATTAGCACAGTTACTCAAGGATTAGTAGCATCTGACTATACTATAGTTGATGATATTTTAGCTAACCCAGATGAATATAACTTCCAATTAATTTCAGCTCCTGGTATTACACAACAATACCAATCAACCGTAGTATCTCAATATATTACTATGGCTGAAGAAAGAGGTGATTGTTTCTATATTACTGATTTAGTAGGATATGGAGCTACAATTAATACTCCTGGTATTTTAGCTAACCAATTAAATACAAACTATGCTGCTGCTTACTGGCCTTGGGTTCAAGTATTAAGTGCAGCTACAGGTAAGTTAGTATGGGTTCCAGCTTCAACAGTAATGCCTGGTGTTTATGCATTTAACGACCGAGTAAGTGCTGAATGGTTCGCTCCTGCTGGTTTAAACAGAGGTGGTGTTGCTGGTGCTTTACAAGCTGAAAGAAAATTAGGCACAAACGATCGCGATACTTTATATCAAAACAAAGTTAACCCAATTGCTAGTTTCCCTGGTGTTGGTTTAGTAGCTTATGGTCAGAAAACATTACAGACCAAAGCTTCAGCTCTTGATCGTATTAACGTTCGTCGTTTGTTGATTAACTTAAAGAGATATGTTAGAGTAGTTGCTGAAAGCTTATTATTCGAACAAAATACTTTAACTACAAGAAATAACTTCGTTTCACAAGTTAACCCATACATGGAATCAGTGCAACAAAGACAAGGTCTTTATGCATATAAGGTAGTAATGGATGATAGTAACAATACTCCTGACGTAATTGACAGAAACCAATTGGTAGGAGCTATTTACATTCAACCTGCTAAAACAGTTGAATTTATCTACATTACCTTTAACATTACCCCAACTGGTGTGACTTTTGGAGCTTAACATATTTATAACAAGATAAAAACATAAGACAATGCCAGTATTAAACCCTAACGAAATAATGTTTACAGCTTTTGAACCAAAAGTTCAAAACCGCTTTTTAATGACTATTCAAGGTGTTCCTTCATACTTAGTTCATAAAGTAAAATTCCCTGATATTAACTTAAAAGAAATTAAAGTTGATCATATTAACGTATATCGTAAAGTTAAGGGAAAAGCTGAGTGGCAAGACATGACACTGAATCTTTACGATCCTGTAACACCTTCAGGTGAACAGGTAGTAATGGAATGGATTCGTTTATCACACGAATCAGTAACAGGCCGTGATGGTTACTCAGATTTCTACAAGAAAGACATCACATTAAGTGAATTAGGTCCTGTAGGTGATGTTGTAGGTGAATGGATCATTAAAGGTGCATTTATTAAACAAGCCAATTTTGGTGATGGTGATTGGAGTCAAGGTGAATCGTTAAAAGACATTCAATTAACTCTCGCTATGGATTATTGCATCCTGAACTACTAAAAAATATATACTTAAAAGGTACAAAGGAAGTCTGGTTTTTGCCAGACTTTTTTTGTTTGTATATATTTATTGTAAATAAGTTATTATGAGCGAATTTAAATTTCCAACAGAAGTTATTGATTTACCTAGTAAAGGTTTAATCTATCCAGAGTCTAGTCCATTAAGTTCAGGAACTATTGAACTAAAGTACATGTCTGCTAAAGAAGAAGACATTTTAACAAATGTTAACTTTATTGAAAAAGGGATTATAGTTGATAAATTACTACAAAGTTTAATTGTAAGTAAAATTAATTATAGTGAACTAATCACTGGTGACAAAAATGCTATTTTAGTAGCAGCACGTATTTTAGGTTTTGGTGCTGAATATCCTATTGAAGTATTAGATAAATACGGAAAGAAAATTCCTGTTACTATTAACTTAAGTGAATTAAAAAATAAACCTTTTAATGAATCTTTATTTGTAAAAGAAAAAAATGAATTTATTTATGTTTTACCACAAAGTAAAGTAACTGTTGTTTTTAAACTTTTAACACATGGAGATGAACAAAAAATTGAAGAAGAAATTAAAGGATTAAAGAAAACACGTCCTCAAGAAAGTTTTGACGTAACTACCCGTTTAAAACACCAAATTCTCGCAGTAAACGGCGATAGTAACACAGAAAAAATTAGGATGTTCGTAGATAACATGTTGTTATCTGATTCACGAGCTTTGCGCAAGTATATCAATGAAATTTCTCCTGACTTAGACATGGTGTTTAGTTATGAAGATTCTAAAGGAGACATTGTGGAGGGTGTCTCTATGCCTATGAATATCAACTTTCTTTACCCTGACGCCGAACTATAGATCAGGTTTTATGAGTGAAATCCATGATTTAACTTATCATGGAGGTGGTGGATTTATCTACAGTGAAGTTTGGCAAATGCCTATAATGACTAGAAGATTCCATATTCGTAAAATTAATGAATTTTTAGAAAAAAAGACAGAAGCTGAAGAAAAAGCAATGAGAGGAGACACGATGATAGATGCTAAATCTTATGCTAAAAGTATACAAGTACCTGATTTTGTTAGTACAGTAAAAAAATCATAATTTAAATATTTATTAATATGGCTGATCCAAATGATTCTTTATTTTCTAAAATAAGTGTTGATGATGAATTAATACAAAATACTAGAAATGCTTCTCAAGAATTTAACAATTTAAAAAATAATATTAGTAGTACTGATTTTTCTAAAGTCAATTCAGGTGTTAAAGATTATAACAGTGCTACTAGAGATTTAAATGAAGCTTTAAAAGAAACAGTTGATTATTTAAAAGACTTAAAAAGTCAGGGAGATTTGTGGGCTAAAAAAACTTTAGAAATGGCACAAGCCGAAGCTGCTTTAGCTAAGGGAAAAGACAAGCTTCAAGATATAACAGCTCAAGTATCATCAAATCAAGCTAAATTAAATAAACAATTAGAAGAAGGAGTTGAAGCTAGAAGAAAAGTAGGAGAATACTTAACTAAAGCTGAAAGAGCTCAGTTTAACTTTAATGAAGCATTAAAATCAGGAGTAGCCACTCAACAGGACTTAGACGATTTACAAGGCAAAGCTATAAAAGCTACTGAAACATTACAAGATTTTCAAGAAAAATCAGCTATTTTAGCTAAAATAATTAATGGTGAGTGGGAAGATGGGGCTAATAATTTAGATAAACAAATAGCAAGAACAGCAGCTATTCAAGCTCTTCAAAATGAACAACAACAAGATATTGTAAATAATAGAGAAAGAGAATTAAAAACTTTAAATGCTATGACTACACCTTTAGATAAACTAAGAGGTACAGTCAATTTAATTTATAATAAACTGAAAGAAACTGATCTTGGTAAATGGGCTGGAGGAGTTATAGATAAAATAGGATTAGGATTTGCTGCCTTATTTACTAGAATGTTAGAATTTGACAAAATGCTAACAAATACAGCAAAACAATTAGGTATTTCTGTAGAAGGAGCTAGAAATTTAGCACAAGTATTTGAAGGAGCTTCAATGAGAGCAAGTTCTATTAATTCTAATGCTAATATGCTTGTATCTAACATAAAAAATCAATTTGAAGCCCAAAACCAAATTAATGAAGCTTTTGGAACTGCTGTTATGTTAACAGACAAAGAAAGAATTGATTTAGTAGTTATTACAAAACAATTAGGTCTCCAAGCAGAAGAAGCAGCTAAAATTTATAAGTTACATATTTTAAGTGGTAAAAGTGTTGATGATATTCTTCATACTGTTTCCGATCAAGTAATTCGAGCTAGAAGTTTGTATGGTGTTAATTTAAACCTAAAACAAACAATGCAAGAAGTTGCTAAGGTAAATGACCAAATAGCAATTCAATACAAAAATAACCCAGAAGCAATTGCTAAAGCTGTAGTTCAAGTTAAAGCACTTGGTTTATCAATGGATCAAGCAGCAAGTGCATCAGAAAAAATGTTAGATTTTGCAGGAAGTTTACAAAATGAATTAGAAGCAGAATTATTAACAGGTAAAGCTATTAATTTAGAACAAGCAAGATACTATGCTTTAATGGGTGATACTGCTAATGCTGCTAAAGAATTAATGAATAACGTTGGAGGAATCGAAGAATATCAAAATCTTAACGTACTTCAACAAAAATCATTAGCCCAAGCTGTAGGAATGACTAGAGAAGAATTGTCTAAAACAGTAAGAGAACAAGAACTTTTAAAAGGAACTCAATATCAAACTGTTGAAGCAATGAAAGAAGCAGCTGCTTTAGCTGCTAGAGAAGGAAAAAGTCAAGAATTTCTTAATAGTTTAAGACAAGCAGGAACTAGTGAAGAACTAATAAGACAAGCAACTCAAATTAGTAACCAAGAAAAATTCCAAATGGCTATTGAAAAACTTCAAGAAACTTTAGCTAATATAATGACTGGTCCCTTCGGTAAATTAATAGATGGATTTGGAAAATTAGTAAGCAGTGCCACAGCATTAAAAGGTATATTGTATACAATGGCTTTTGTTTCTGGAGTTAAATTAGCAATGGGAATTAAAGACTTAACAACTAGCTTCCCCGGGTTAATAAGAGGAGCTAGATTATTTGCTATACAAATGAAAAGAGGGGCAATTGGATCTGCTTTGACTACGGCTTTATCTGGAAATTTATTAGCAATATTTGGAGGATTAGCAGCCGCTGGAGTAGCAGTAGCAGCCATTAATAGTGCTATCCCAGGAGGAGACGAAGGTAATGCTAATATTAATACAGGGGCAATTGGGGAAAACGTAGCGGCTCGTTCAGCTCCAACTAGAGAATCACAAAATATTACAATAGAAAATAAATTTACATTAAACAACAGAGATTTAGGTTATATGGCTACTTCAACTAACGTAGGTACACAAAGAAGATTTGATTCTTAATATTTATACCAAAATAAAACTATGGCAATCGCATTAAAAGACAGATTATTAGATCCAATTACAACTAGTGTTTATGGATTAAAAGGTAACAAAGGACCCGAGTTTGAAAATGAGGGTCAAATGATGACATCAAGAATACAAGCATTTGTAGGAGTACCTCCAACAAATACTTTATTAGCTTCACAAGACTTACTTACTGGTCGTTTATCTACTCAAATTCCATTTTATCCTTACTTCAAACCTGCTTCTAATCCTCCGGTAAGTTTTCAACCTGGATATGAAGGACGTATACCTCCATATGGTCCATATTCAAGAAACTACGCTGGAGGTAAAGGTCCTATTGAAGGAAGATATTAATGGCTAGTTTAAAGGAGATATTTGAAAGGGCCCAACAAACGGGTCAAGTTGAGTACACCTATTTTGGTGGTGGTACTAATGTGTCTCCTTTTAATCAAACCTCAATTCCTGTTTATCCAGGCACAAATAAAAAATTAAATTCAAAGTCTCCTTACATAAGATTAGGATATGAAGGTGGATTTCCTGACGATCTTAAGTTTAGAGAAGGTGATCCTACGGGTGTTTTTAATACTGGTTTAGCAATTGTTAGAGACACAGCTAGAATAGGAGCATTTTTTACGGATGTTCCTAATGGACCATTATGGTTAATTAAACAATCAGGACTACAATTATCAAACCCAGATACATCGTATCAATCTGTTACTACAGATGGATCTTCTACTTTACTGAGTAAATTAACTCAAATAGAAGGACCTAGATTTTATAATCCTATAGGTCTTAATACTTTAGCATCTGTAAGTGGAAATGCATTAGGCTTACATTTTACTCGCCATGGTTTAAGCCCCACAAATGATACTGGATATATTAGTTTAAATACTGTTAATACTCAAAATGGTGCAGAATTTAAAAGTAGACTAACAGAATACAAAAGTAAACTATTAAATAATAATCCTAGCCAAGAAACTCTTTTAAATAATTACGTTGGAGGACCTAATTCATTTTATGGAATAGGAAGAACAAGAACTTTTTCTTATGTAAACCAACAAGCTAAAAATTATTTATCTGCCAATAATGGAGATTTTGTTCCGTTTACTCTTAGTGACATAGATCTTTATTCAAATAAAGTAAGAAAAGGAGAAAATATAGTTACAACAACAACTCCTATTTCTTTAA